CTGTCGCAGGAAAGATAAACCTCGATGTTGAGGCCACCGTTGACGCCATTATATGGGTACTAGACTATGATGAAAATTTTAAATCTGTCTGTGAAAAAGCAGGTTATGATCATCGTTATATCCATAAGAAAGTGATTGATATTGTTAAGCAAAGACATCTTGAATGTTATGAACGATCCCCGACCTATCGGTATAGGTTTAGTATCACCATGCGCAGACTGATGTTAGCTTACGATATTGATCCTAATAAATATGATAAGATTTGTGGACGTAAAGATCCTAATTTTATCAATACGTTAGAAGGCATGGGCATCCGTAAACCTTATAGAAAGAGAAAGAAGAAAAATGAAATACGTCAAGATTAAAGAACATTTTAAACACAGACATATCTGTGGTCATTGTCAAGGCAATGGATTTCGTGAGAAATTCCAAGTAATTCTACAGATTTGGAACTGGAAATTAGGCTATAAACGTGTTAAGCAATGCACCACGTGTAAGTCAGAAGGAGAAATTTATGATCCGAAACTTATCGCAATGGATTATGAGACTCGGGCTCGTAACCATTACAGTAATTACTTTGACTAGTTGCAGTGAGTTTGCACTCCTTGCAAGTGGTTCAAGTATTGCCGTTAATCACAATGCTTATGTGAAAGCATATAATGGAATCGACGTGTTAACCATTATGCAAACAGATAAGGGTATTAAAACACACGCTTATGAAAGAGGAAAAGAATGGATAAAAAAGACGAGAAGGCATTAGGGAAAGTCTACGAAGAAGTATTTAAACATGCATTAGAACTTAATGACGCCGGTTATGAATCACAGCAAGTTGCTGCGACTTACATGGCCATTGGGATTCGAATCTATAAAACCTGTCTTGATGACGAGGGTTTTAAAAGTATGATGGACACTATTATGGACTCCACCGATACTGTTAAACCTTATAACATTCCTAAACTTCACTGATGCATATTTATCATAAATCTAGACACGCTGCTAACAAACGCTACTATTCTAAAGAAGAAAATAAGCAGAAGAAACGGGACTATATGCGGGAGTACGCCAAGCGCGAATATGTCCGAGAGCGACGTAGAAAATATTATCAGAAATATAACGCCAATCCTATAAATAAAAGGAAAAGACATGAGTGGTATATTAAGAAAAAAATAAGGGACTATGCGCAACAAGACTTCACTCAAACGCCAGCTTAAGGAGGATATTCAAACTTTCCTCAATGTTAATAAAGATCCTAATGAACCTGATTTTATGTATCGTGACATCGGTAAAATCCTGGGCTGTAGTATTGGGACCATTTCTTATTATAATAATCCGGTCACCTATGAGAAAGCGAAGACTCAGAAGTTGCGAAAAGGATGGAGAAAAGTATGGAGATATTGTTATAGTAAACGAGAACCTTATAAGAATTATACGAACAGTTTTAGCCAAACTCTACGTAAGAAAGCGACTAAATTTTTGAGTGGTAAGAAAAAAGATAAAGGTAAAATGAAACATAAGCCTCCTAAACTGTGGCAAGTCTTAGATAAGATTTGGCCTGGTATTAAAACCAAACATGATGTTCTGCCAGCCGTGTGTCAATGGACCGGGAAACCCGTTTTTGATGATCATGGAAACAAACTCTATACTCCCTGGGCTCGCGATCGAATGACTGGTCTTATTATTAATACTTTGCGTCGTCATGTCGAAGCCTGTCATAATGATGGAGATCGATTAAATAACTCGGTAGATAATTTTTCTTTCTGTATGCGTTGGGCTAATCAGATGCAAGCGGATGCGACTCTGGCTCAGTTGAGAGGGAGAATTAAAATTGTGGATAAACACTTAGAACGTATGGGTGTCCCGATTGAAGAGTACGAGGATGAATATAATAAAAAAAATTCTTAATTTTATAAAAGAATTCTTCCTGTTTATCGGACTGATTATTCTTGTTTGTTTTTGGCTCATTCTGTTTGTGATTCTCCTGGTGTATGATACCTTGTTTGGAGACTGGAAAAAAATTTAAAAAATGATTTGGAATAAAAAATTTGATTATAAAGATTTTCAAAGGTCCTTGATCCAGGGATCACGGCACTATGATGTCGAAGGAAATAAGCTACCCAGTGTGACGACGATCTTGTCGCAGACGAAGAGTGAGGCGGATAAGAAGGGGATTGCCGATTGGATTGCGCGGGTAGGCCAGGATCAGGCAACACGGACCAAGGATCAAGCTGCTGCGCGTGGGACCATCATGCACAAGATGATAGAAAAATTTTTACACCAAGAAGGACATGAAGACTTAACTGATTTAGGGTTAGAAGCTAGACCTATGGCTGATAAAATATGCCAAATAGGACTCACCCCTTTAGAAGAAGTATGGGGAACAGAGGTAATGCTACATTATCCTGATTTATATGCTGGTTCTACCGATTTGTGTGGGATTTATAATTCGCGCGAAAGTATAATAGATTTTAAACAATCCAACAAGCCCAAAAGAAGGGAATGGATATCCGACTATTTTAGTCAGGTTGCAGCGTACGCTATGGCGCATGATTACCAGTTTGGCACCCAAATCAACCAGTGCGTTATAATGATCTGTACTAAACCACCTGAAGTTGTATATCAAGACTTCGTATTAGAGGGGAATGAGCTAAAACAAGCAAAATACACGTTTTTACGTAAGGTCGATACCTACTATAAGTCCCAAAAAAACTTTTCAGAAAATAAAAAAAGTTAGGTACCCCCTCTCAAACTTGTAGAATTGTAAGTTTTGACCTAGATCCATTGGTATTCCACACTTTTTACCTTACAAATTACCTTACAAACACCTTACAATTCTACATCTTTAACCACTATATACAAATACTCTACTGGATCGCGAGACGTTTTCAACTTTTAAAAAAAGTTGAAAAGTTTTTTCAGCTCTTATATAGGTGGGGAGTGGGTATGACATATGAAGAAAATCACAGACGAGAACTGGATGGAAACGTTCAATCGCGTTCACAATCCAGACATGTACACAGATGAAAAGAAGAAAACCAAGAAGAAAAAGATTAACCGAAGATACCGTAAGATCGGGGGAAAAATTCGGTTACGCAAAATATAGAGTTAATTGGTTTGATATTGCTTCTGATTCGGGTTGGGCTTCTGAGACGGAGTTTGATAAGATGAAGTTAGCTACGCCAGTTAGTGAGGGTTGGTTGTATTCTAAAGATGAGTGTGTAATTAAACTCTTCTCCAGTTATGATGTAGAGGACGATGAGATCGTATTTGGTGAGCGTACGGTTATTCCGGTGTCTTGTGTTAAGAGTATGAAAAAGATAAGATAACTACATTATGGCAAAGAAAAAGAAAAAACAAAAAGCTAAGAAGAAAAAGAAAAAAGGTAAGAAAAAGCGTAAGAAGTAATGTGGCATCCTGATAGGGTAATATTGTGGTCAACAGTTGGCGCGATTGTTATTCTGTTGTATTTTTATGTGATGAATCTTTACTAGATGTGGCCTCAGTCTGAGTGGATGCAACTTTTTTTAGTGGTCTTAATTCTTTCCCTGTTGTTTTGGGTAATGATTTCAGCTCCGCTTTTATCTCTTCGATAGGTTTAGCATTTAGAATTGGAGAATAGTCGTCTATGATTTGTTTCATACGCTTTTCTAGTTCTTGTTCAGTCATGTCCTCTAGCTTACCAGTCTTAATAATTTTCTGTTCTATGTAGAGCCCAGCGGCTTTACCTCTACTTACTTCAGCATTTACTGCTGATGAGAAGGACCCTTTCTTTAGGGCGTCCTCTCGTATTCTAGCTAATTCTTTGATGTGCTTTTCAAAAGTCACCTCATACTTCTGTTGTATCTCTTCCCTTAATTCAGATATATATTTAACAACTAAAGGATATCTCTTGGGATTCCTCAACTCACTAGCTCTCACTCTTGCTGAGTCTTCAGCATAGCCGGCTTCAACAGCACATTCATACGGAGTCTTTCGTCCCTCGTTGTAGACGTAGAGTTCTGAGAATTTTCTTTGTATGTCGGTTAGTTTTTTTGGTAGCCCCATACTTGACCTTTACAGTAATATAAAGTACAAGTCAACCTGCAGATGAAAGGAAGTTGCATTATGAGTGAAATGAAAAAAGACAGAGAATATGACTATCATAAGTATTGGAAAGATCTGTACGAAACAGAAAAGAAAAAACGTCAGGAAGCCGAGAATGAAACTATTTTGATTAAAGGTATTACAATAAATAACTCTCCTGAAATGAGAGTTGCACAAGAAAAAATTAAAGAGTTGGAAGAGGGTTTAGCAAATGCTCTTGCCGTCAATGAATCTCACCAAAAACTTAACGGAAAATTACAAGTTCGCTTGACAGAAGTCGAAGAAGATAATAAGAGGTTAGCTCAACAGGTTAGTGATCAAACTAATCTGGTCCAAAAATATCGTAACGAAGGCGTGTTGTGAGGATCGTAGACTTACAACAGATTCTTTCATCTTTCACTAGTGGGAAGAAAGGGAATGCAATAACATACGCATCGATCTATATAGAAGATCCAACGAGACCAAGAGGGGTCTTGCCAGTAACGTCAATTGAAGCTCAAGAAAACAATATTATTGGAGATAAAGAGACAATTCGAATCGTCTTTAAGACCAAAAAGAAAACGATCGAATTACTCTAAAAATAATTTGACGCCCGAGAGGAAATTGTGGAATGAGCTTAAGAGAAATACAAGTAAAATTACGTGGACAAGGCTGGAGAATTTTGCTGGAATCGGTACTCCTGATCTATTGGGGTATGCTAATAATCGGCACTTTTTTACTGTTGAATTAAAAGTCACCAAGAGTAATTCTGTGAGGTTTTCTCCTCACCAAATTGCGTTCCATATTTCACATCCAAACAATTCATATATCCTTATCAGGTCCCTCGGTCAGAGGTCCCTGAAACTTTTTCCAGGTTCCCTGGTTCGTGAGCTTGCGTCTTCCGGATTCAAGACTCGCGGTTCGCTTGCTTGTTCGTTTGATGCTTGCTTGTCTGTCTGGCTTGCTTGTAAGTAGAACCTGAACTGGTTCTGGTTTGCTTGCGAATTGGATAGCCATTAGCCTTGCACCACTCGTCATGGATCTCGTCTATGATTCCTGGGCGAATCCTGTGGCCTCCATGCTTAGTGCTTCCCATAAACAACTCTCTTTACGCTCCTGTCCCAGCAGGCCCTACAGCTCTTGCATTGGTTGCCTTGCTTAGGCGCCGGGCAGGTTACAGCTGCGTGGTCTGTGGTCACCCCAGACGTGTAAGGCCAGCTCTTAACCGGCGTTGACTGGTCGACCATGTGATCACTCATAACTAGTTTTAAATTTTTTGGAATACTATCTGGTGATAGTGGCAAAAATTTGCGCTCGCGTGTTGGCAGCCAGTGTCTGGTCTCCGGCGTCCTATTACATACTTCAAAAATTTGCTTCAAGTGCCATGAGCTCTGGATATCCCCTGAGTCGTGCCATCTGAAGTGTTGGCCCTGCTTGTGCGTCTGGATTAAATAGGTCATAGCTTCCACCCATCGTGGATGCGTCAGGCTTTCAAGCCGGCGTTGCATGGCATCTTTCACATTGGTGAACCTGTAGCGGCCCTTCAGGGCATAACATCCATGACAGACTGAGCCCGGAATCTTGGCCAGTTTAGCTCCTGTCAGGCAGCGCGTTGCGGGCAGGTTATAACTTGGCCCAGGCATCTTAGACGGTGCACTCAGGCCTCCGGTGATCTGGCTTGCTTCTTTCTTATTCATTAGCTTCTTGCTTGTATGTTAAAATTTTGGCTTTTTTATGGCGCTCGCTTGTATGTTCGCTTGTGGCTTCAGCTGCATCGACGAAACGCTTGCTGTTATAAGCGTTAAGCTCTTCAGGCCGTGGATCCTGAGCCCCGGAGGGCTCAGGTTTTGGGACTAGAATTTTTTTAGTCATTGTCTTCGTCGTCCTGTATTAATTCCCCCTGAAGCTTGAACAGCGTGTTCGCTTGCTGCTTAGTTACCAGGCCGGCATTCCTCAGGGACCACAGGAAGCGCTCGCACTTCTTAACGTACGCGGGACTGAGATCCCGCGTATCGTGGACGAAATAGTTCATTAAGTCGTTGTGTTTAGATCTAATCAAGTAACACCATATATTGTTTAGCAAAATGCTGTCTGAAAAAATTCAAACCATTGCGCACTAATTGCCAGTCATCCTGGTGCTCACTGATCCCTGCCGGCTGGCCTGTGGCCGCGTCTTTACGCTCAGCCTTCAGATTCAACTGAATGACATGATCATATATCACAGCCGCAAACTCGGGCAACTGGATCGACTCACCGCTGAAGGGGTTCTGTCTCGTTACTAACTCTGTGCTCAACTCACCATCTTTTAAATCATATGGCAATTTAAGCTTTTTACCTTTGTACTCTATTACTTTCATGTTTCCTTTTTGTTGTGCTGCTTTGGCAAATTTATCGACCGGAAAAACAGCAAACGAGGTCATCAATATCATCCTACATTATCCCAGGTCCACTGTCAAGCTTGCTTGTTTGTGGGCCCACCCGCCCCGGCTCAGGCCACTTTAGAATAATTCTAAAATGCTGTGTAGCGGTGTTTCCGTCTTTCGACTTATTTAGCCTCCAGGCACGAGAGCCATAACGCAATCTCTCTGGTTCCCAGAACTTTGAACTTACACAGCAGTCGTCCGAGGTGCTGGGGTTTGGACCTCTGGCCAAGCCCGGTATCGGATACCGAGCTGTCGTCGCGGACTTGACCCCAGATCCATTAATTAAAGTACTTTAAAGGCCCTTGCATAAATGCATAGTTAATGGATCAGGGCTCAAGGGCGCCTCTAAATTGAATACAATAAATTGTTTCATCATCAAGGCGCCGAGTGGTGTTCCTCAAATAAACAGCACAAGGCATATCATCAAGCCATTATAGCTCTATCTTTTGCCTTGCGTGTTTAGACAAGGATATGACAAGTCCTATATAATGCTTGACAGAATATATGTCAAGTGATAAATTATCAAACAATTCTAACAATTAAAGAAAGGAATAATAAAATGGCTAGAATAAGACTAAATCAAGAGTACAGAAATAAAATCGCAAATCGTATGCGAGTACATCTTGAACAAGAAACCACGCAAGAAAAAGAGGCATATCTAAAAGCAAGGGAAGAAATGAAACCTTTGCAAGATAAAACTTGGGAACTTGCTAAAGAAATAGTAAGCCGACACTATACACCCGAAGATATTAAAATGGCATATCATCTACAAAACAAGTTTGAAAATGTAGATACTATCGCAAAAGATAGTTGCTTCCATTTTGGCTATCAAGGTCAAGTAGAGGATAGAGATGAAAATGACAAACCAATTATGAAAGACAAATATATTGAAAGTCATTTTGATTTTAAGATTGACGGAAATATTAATGGCGAGGAACACAACAAGTCAGCAGATTTTGGCTATGCCTATTTTAGAGATGAACTAAAAGGGCGAGAGGATTGTAATCCCGATATTAATATTGAGATGAAAGATAAAGAACGCAATCCACACCAAACAAAGTTTTGTGATGCTAATAACAAGTATCTTGGAACTAATGGTGGTCGTGAAAATCAAACCTCTTATGCAAGAGAGTGGAACAATGATTATGTTTTAGATTTAATCGGGAGAGAATATTGCCGAGATAGGTCTATTGCTTGTAATAAAGAGGAATATGATACTCTAATGTTTTGGCAACAAACAAAAGGACATTTAATTACTTGCCACGAAAAATGGATTGAGAGTGTTCTTGACCAAATGAAAGTGATTAAAGAAAGTTTAAAGTCTTATAGATATTTAGACGAGGCGATTGAACTTTCAACTCAACTTGGCTTGAATATTTCTGACGCAGAAATCATCAGAACTAACTCAACGGGATTAACTTGTTATAATCCTAAAAATGTAGCTGAAAGAGTTAAGTCTATGAAGAATAAAAACATAAGCCGAGAACAGAAAATCGCTATGTGGAAAAAAGAAATGGCTGAAAGGGAACAAATATAGCATTGACATTATAAGGGGTATCCTATAATATCCCTTATATAACGAAAGGATAAATAATGACGAAAATAGTAGAGCAACTAAAAGCAATAAAGGACGAAGATATTTTCCTTATTACTTACTATGCTAAAAAGTATAGAGCGATAATAACTAGAAAGGGGAAAATAGACGACATAAGTAAAATAAGAGGTATATGGACGACACCGAAAGGCAATCTATGTTTTTGCTATCACGACTTGGACGCAGAAACAGAAAAACCATATAGAACGGCAACTAATCCTTTGAAGATTGAGAGGGTTGATGTTTAACCTAGAAAAAAAGTTTGCAACTATTCAACAAGTTGCAGATGTAATCAAAGCAATACGAGAAATGTTTGAGGCAATTCAAAAACCTATTTTGCAAAACAAAACAGATATTGAATTGTTAAAAGCAAGAGTTAAAGAACTAGAACAGAAAGGGGAAGAAATAAATGATGACATTCCTTTTTAGTAATAAAGAAATCATCATTATAATTTTAGGCGCCATAATAACTGGCGCCTATTATTGTCATAAATATAAAAAAGATGATGATAGTTTTAACCGAAGATATAGTGAGCAAGAAGCGAGGAAGAAATGGCTAAAATAGAAAGACGACAAGTTGACGACCATTTGCCTAAATGGTTGCACTCTAGATTTTTGAGTGCAGTTAATTATATTTGGCAAGTAAAAGGTAATAACGAAGAAAGCATTAAAAGAGTTGATGATGTTTGGCAAAGTGGACAATTCACAGACGAGGAGATGTCTTGGATAATGTTGCTCTTAATTATGCCTAAAGTAAATAAGATGATTAAGGAAACAAGAGAGTGGCAAGACTTTCAAGAGATGAAGAAAGAGAGTGTTCACTAATGAAAAAAAGAATAGATAAAAAAATAAATCTCTTATGGAACAATATAAGAGAGTTATATAAAACTTATGGTCATATGCCAACAACAAGTTATTGGCACAAGCCATATCAAATGTGGTTAGGTCAAAACCTTTATGCAATTAAAATCTTAAAGGAATTAAGATGAGATATTGCCAAGGACCAAAGTGTCATACTTATAAAACCAAGGACCGCTTACGCGGTCCTAAAGGCGACAAGACTTATCAGACTAGAAGAAGATCAAGATTCTATTATCTTGGTGGCAATGTGTGTAATATTAAATGTGAACGCGATTGGTTTGAGAAGTTCGGCAACCAGGCTGTTAATCACTTCGGCAGAATACACGAGCCAATAAGATTAACAGAAGAAAATGGGTGGGTTAAGTTAGAAAGATATTATTGGGATAATACTGATAATGAAAGCAGATACTATTGGTATAATAGATTAACCGAACACGATGTACCAATGACAGAAGAACAATACAACAATCCAAATTTAGTTCGTCCATAACTAAAGAAACAACGCGCGCTATCGCGCGCGTTGTCAATTAAATAATCACAAATCAATTCACTTTATTCTATACTGTTGCATAAATACCGCGCGCCTGTTTGTCGGGTGGGCCCACCCCCCCCCAATAGATAGCGGGCCCCAATGGATCTGGAATATCAAACATCACGTAAGGCTAAAAAAGGTTTAAAAAAAAGGGGTCCCGAGAAATTCCCCTTTAGAGCTTGATTTAGACAGCCAATCACGCTAAAACCGTTTTGGTACCATGGACTTGAATAATGTTGATATTAGCAAGTTACCTGCGGATGTCCGGAAGACCTTCAAAAGATATCAGGTAATGCATGCGGAAAAAAAGATACAGAATCGAGCTAAAGAAGACTTTCTATCTTTTGTAAAGTGTGTATGGCCTGAATTTATTGAGGGGTCCCATCACAGGCACGTTGCAGAAAAATTTAATAAATTAGCTACAGGCGAAATTAAAAGATTAATTATTAATATGCCACCCCGGCATACAAAATCTGAATTTGCATCTTACCTCCTTCCGGCATGGATGGTAGGAAGAAATCCAAAATTAAAAATTATCCAGGCTACCCACACCGGCGAACTAGCGATTAGGTTCGGTCGTAAAGCAAAAAATTTAATTGATTCTCCAGAATATCACAAAATTTTTAAAACCAGACTACAAGAAGATTCTAAAGCAGCAGGACGATGGGAAACAGCACAAGGCGGCGAATACTTTGCTGCTGGTGTTGGTGGAGCGATTACCGGTCGTGGTGCGGACTTACTGATCATCGATGATCCACACTCGGAACAAGATGCTATGTCGGCAACGGCGATGGAGAATGCCTATGAATGGTATACATCAGGACCGAGACAACGTTTACAACCTGGAGCTTCTATTGTCTTGGTTATGACTCGATGGTCCTTAAAGGATCTTACAGGATTATTACTACAGGCTCAAAAAGAAGTTAAAGCCGATCAATGGGAAATGATTGAATTTCCAGCCATCATGGACGATGGATCAGAGACCGCTTCACCTATGTGGCCTGAGTATTGGAAGTTAGATGAGCTGCAAAAAGTAAAAGCTACTCTTCCTGTTGCTAAATGGAATGCACAATGGATGCAGTCCCCGACTTCAGAAGAAGGAGCGATCATTAAGAGAGAATGGTGGAAAACTTGGAAGCATGAATATATTCCTCAATTGCACCATGTTATTCAAAGTTACGATACTGCCTATTTAAAAAAGGAAACTGCGGACTATAGTGCTATTACGACCTGGGGGATCTTCTATCCTTCCCAGGATGAAGGGGCTGCATTAATGTTATTAGACGCCGTAAAAGGCAGGTACGAGTTCCCTGAACTCCGGAGATTGGCCCTTCAACAGTATAAATACTGGGAGCCCGAGACAGTGATTATTGAGGCCAAAGCCTCAGGACTTCCTTTAACCTATGAATTACGAAAAATGGATATTCCAGTTTTAAACTTTACACCGAGTAAAGGAAATGATAAGCATGTAAGAGTTAACTCGGTCGCACCGCTGTTTGAAAGTGGAACGATATGGGCGCCCACTCAAAAGTTTGCAGAGGAAGTGATCGAAGAATGCGCCGCTTTTCCCTACGGCGATCATGACGACTTGGTGGATAGTATGACTCAAGCGGTTATGCGGTTTAGACAAGGAGGTCTTCTATTGCACCCAGAAGATTACAAAGAGGAAAAGCAGGAGCGTAGAAAACAGGTGTACTACTAATGGCAATAAAAGGATTATCGTATTTAGCTAAAGCGAAAAGCTTTGATGAAATGGTTAAACGTTTAATTGCGGGTTTCAAAAAAGTTATGAACCGCGATCCGAACGACGAAGAACTTATTAAAATTAAAATAGAAGCTGGAGAACGTGCTGGTAAAGGCGACGTGATTAAAGCAGACTTTGGAGAAAGTCCGTTTCCGGTAACGATCAAAGGTAAAAAAACCGAAATGACGGCTGACGATTTGATGGATACTTTAATGAACCAACCTCGAGCCGGGACTAAGGAAGAAAGAATCAAGTGGTATCGAAACGCAGCCAAAAAAGGCGAAGGTATGTCGATCATGGAAAGAATGGCAGAAATTAATAGATTAAATAATCAACTTAAAAAAATGACCGATGACTATGCGAAGAGTTTTCCTGGTTCACGAACCACGAAGCCCGGAACACGAACCAAGGACACGGAATGGGATTGGCGTAATGAGCCGGCGGATGAATGGACTAAAGATGATTCCGGTAAAACAATTAAAAAAACGGTAGAAGAATTTACCGAAGAAGGCGACTGGGATCCAAGCGGCTTTAATCAAGGTGGTCTCATCGGTTTCTTTAGGAGAAAGTAATGGGTAAAACATATACCGTAGAGGAATGGTTTGAAGTCACTGATTTAACTCAACCTAAAAAAGATAAAATTAAAAAACTTCTTGAAAAATATAAAAAACCTTCTACGGCAGGACTCAGTAATCTTGAAAGATCCGAACAAGCTCGAAGTCGATTTAAAACCTTTGCTTCTGAATTTAAAACGATTGCCGGTAGAAAACCTTCCATATCAGAAGTTCAATCTTTAATTAATGCAGATTTTAAAGCGGTTAAAAAGTATTTAACTCAAGGTGTCGAATTGGAAACGCCTTTTGAATCGAAGTCCCGACTTCAAAACACTCCGCGGGTTATCGATCAGCGAAGAGAGACTAAATTAACAGCTCTCAAAAAACGTGGAGTTCTTGAGCCTACACTTTCAGGTAAATATACAGGTCCCGACAGAACGAAAGTTAAATATCAAACAGTCTGGCCTAATGAAGAAGTGAAGGCGGACTATATTGAAGATTTTTTAAAAAGCTATGAAAAGCAACCTGATGGTTCTTATATTTGGAGAAAAAATTGGAAACCGGAAGGAGCGAAGACTAATCTAGAGATGGCAAACACTTATTTAACGAAAGGAAGAAAAGATCCCGCTGCCATATCTTATATCGCTAATATTAATAATACCTTAAAAGATGAACTTAATTTAAAGTTTACTAAAGCACCGGAAACAGAAACGAAGAGTGTGCGAACAGGAAGAGTAAAAGAAGGACGAAAATTTTTATCTCCGAGAGAAAAAGATATTAATGCAAAACAAAATAAAGTAGTCGCTAAGCTTAATGCTTTTTTTAAAAATAATCCTAAAGCTATTTTAAAATATCCTAGCGTTATGGAGCTCATGAATGTGGGCTTGGATAAAAAAACAGGTGAATTAATTGATAAAGGTCATACAGCCGATTATTTTATGGATAAGGCGAAGAAGGGTAATTTATTTAGTATTGATCATATTGATGAGGTGAGAACGGGAAAAAGAAATATAGAGTTTCCTATTAATCGACAATTATCTCCTCAAACTTTTAATCAAGGTCCTTTAAATAGTATGAAAGCTTGGTTAGGTCATAATTGGAATAACGCCGATAAAGCTCCTCAAAAAAAGGCGATTCTAGATTTCTTTGAAAAATATAATATTCGAAAGAAAATTCCTAATGTAGAAGGTGTTCAAGGAGCCAAAGAGATAGCGGTCGTTGAAGACACTACTAAAGCTTTACCTAGTTTTAATAAAACGCTGAGTACGTTAAATTTAGATAAACTCCCAAAAGGAGGAGGAAAATCAAAATTTTTAATAGGCAGTCTTACAGCGTTAGGCGCTGTAGGAGCGGGCAGCGTAGGTTTTGCTAGTGAACCCGATAATTTACAATACAACCAAACAACCGGTGAGATCATGGATGTCAATACTGGGGAAGAAGCAACACAATCAGAAGTAAGTGATTGGATTGCAGATTCTAATGTGGCTGAAGCTGCGTTAGGCGTGGCTCCGGCTGCAATGCTCTATGATGATATTAGAGATATTCAAACAGGAAAAGGGATGGCTCAAAAATGGATGAAGTCTGGAGTTAAACCTTTAATGAGTAAAGGTCCCGCAAAAGCGGTAGCCAGAACTTTGGCTCGAGCGACTTTACCTTTAGCACCAGCGGTAATGTGGGCCCCATGGATTGCTTATGGAATGGGTTCTCACGCCGGAGAAGGATTTGGCGCATGGGATAGTGCGAAATTAACCGGGGCTCAATTGTCTCAAGAAATTTTAAACTTACCTCAGTACGTAGCCCAGATGGCTGGAAAAGATTTAGGGTATGAATTAGATTATTATGAAAAGATAAAAGCTCAGTTAGCAGAAGAAGAAGGTTTAAATCCGGATGCTGCTATTCGAAGAGCAGAACAATCCGAACAAAATGAAATAGATTTAAATAGACAATACGATCAAACGTATCAAGGGGCAGCTCAAGGAGGTTTAATGGGAATTAATCTTCCCGATGATGTGGTGGCTGAAGCAAGGATTTTTAAATCTTTAGGAATTCCTTTAGCCCAAGGAGGACGTGTAGGTTATGGGAAAGGTAAGTTAGTAAAGAAAGGTCCTGAAGTAATCGATTTCATGCGTAGAAGAATAACTCAAGGATTGGCTGCATTATTAGCGACTCCTTTAATTGCTAAAGTGGCTCCTTTGGTAGGAAAAACTAAAGTTGCCAAAGTCGCACCCGCTATTGCTAAGGTGGATCAAGTTAT